TCGATCTCCGTCGTCCTGTTCTCGTGCTTGTTCCACCCTGACCCTTGGCCGAGGGCACTCGCCCCAGACACGCTGCCGCCAGAAGACGGGCCTCCTGCGACCCGGCAGGCGTCGATGTTGATCCCGCCCGTCCCGTGCGCGAGCACGTTCGCGGCCACGGTCCCGATCAGCGGCTTGCGGGCCATGACGATCGGCTCCCATGCAGGCTTTAGGGCGGTGCCCCAGCCCTCCCACTCGATAGCGGCGAGGGTCGCGTGGGGACCGTCTACTGATAACCATTCACCGGCCATCGTCCATTGCGACCCGCTCCCGTATTGTCTCCCCGTGTCGGAGTTGCTTCGTTTACCTTCCGTGGCCTGTGTCTTGTATTTGCCATGATTTTTCGACGTCGGGTCGCTTCCGCCTTGCGGATATCCCCGCGCCGCCTTGTCGATGGCCTTCGACACGTCAAGCGATTTTGGGAACCCTGATCCGTATACCCACATGACCACGTCCCGAATCTCCCAGCCTGCGTCCTCAATGGCGCACGTCATCCTGTGAAACGTCCGCGTGCCACCGAAGGCGAGCAGGTGAGCTCCTGGCTTCGCTGCGTCCATGATCTTCGACCAGAACTCGACGCCAGGGACGCCATGATCCCACGCCTTACCCATGAAGCCGAGTCCATACGGCGGGTCAGTGATCACCGCGTCGACCTTCTCCGTCAGCGTCGGGATCACGTCGATGCAGTCGCCAAGGTAGAGCGTTGCGCGCCCGTCGTGGCTGGTCCATGTCTTCACTTCACCGCCTCCGCGCTATGCGTCCAGTTTGCGCATGCACGCAAAGACCACGCAAAGACATTCACCGATTGCGTCGTCGCGCTCACTTCACCACCTCCACCCACCAAGCAAACACCTCGCGATCCCTGCGCTCCGTCCGCACGACACCGAGCGTCTCAAGGTGCTCCAGGATCTCCCGGTACTTGTCGTTGGGGCCGCTCGTGACACCCGCGGGCTCTCCGTCTTCGTTCCGTAGCGTCACCATCGTCCGCTCTGCGAGGTCTGCCAGGAGGCGGGTTGAGGTCTCGTGCATGGTCATGCTACCACCTCGCCGCAGGGCGACCGTACAGTGCCCTCTGGTCGTAGTGCGTGAAGCCGTCGTAGAGCCCAAGCCCACCGTCACAGATCGCCCCGACGTTGATCAGCGCAAGGATCACGCGGTTGAGCGCGTAGACTTCACGGGCTCTCGCCGTCGCAGGCGTCAAGTCCACAGCGCAGGGAGGCGTGTACTTCACGTCGCTGCTGTCCGTGTGCATGGACGTGTCCTTCGAGCCGACGTTCCGGTTGTAGTCGAGCGGTCGGTACGCACTCATCACGCGGATCGTGCCTCCCCACGCATCGCGGATCGTCTGCAAGTCCTTCGCCAACGCCTGCAGCGCCTTTTCTTCCGACGCAGGCCATGGCGTGCCGTCGTGACAGGCCATTTCACCACGACTGAAGTTCTTCGTCAGGTCTCCCATCATCCCACCTCGACCTTGGCGAACGCCCACTTCGCGAATGTCCCAGAGTCTGCGACCCTGCTCTGCCCAGGCTTGCTCCACCAGTTCCCACTTGACGACTTGACGACGTAGTAGTTCGTGCGCCGGCGCCACATCTCATCCACCCGCCGCTCCACCGTCCCGCTCTCGTTCCGGTAGGTCTCGCCCACCTTGATGTCTGACTGCTTCATCATCTCCCCCAGGCGGTCATTCCCGCCGTCTTGTAGGCGCTCAACCGCGAGCGCCACTGTGAAATATACAGCCCGTGGTAATCGACGAAGTCCACCACCACGGGCTCCGGCTTGCCCTCTACGGGTCGCAGAGCACGCCCGACGCGCTGCATGGTGCGCCCCTTCGCCCTCGCAGGCGTAGCCATCACAATCGCGGAGAGCAGCGGGATGTCTAATCCCTCGTCGGCGAGCTGCGTTGCGGTGGCGCACTGCACCTCACCACTCCTCATCGTATCGATCACTTCCGCGCGGTCCTTGTCCTTGATGTCACTCGTGAGTGCAGGACAGTCGAGCAGCCGCGCGAGCTCGTCGGCGTGGTCCTTCCTCGACGTGAGTACGAGGATCGAGTGCCCGACCATGGCCAGCGCCTGCGTCTCCGTCACGACGAGGTCGTTGCGGTCGTCGTCCTGTATCATCTCGCTGATCGCAGCCACGAAGCCCTCCCCTGGGTCCTCTGACGGCTCCCATCCCGTGTCGATGCGCCTGACGGTGAACGGCACCGCGACGTTAGCTTCTGCGAGGTCCTCACGAGACACCACGGAGCGGATCGGCCCCATGACCATCTGCAAGGTCGGGCCTAGTCCGTCCTCTCGCTCGGGCGTCGCGGTGAGTCCGACGCGCGCGCCAGGTCGAAGGCGCTCGACCACTTCTCTCGTCTGGAGCCCTGCGCCACGATGCGCCTCGTCGACGATGACCAGTCCGAAGGCACCAGCGACGGAGTCAAGCTCTTCGTCTCGGTTGTGTAGGCTCCTGACCATGCCAACGGTCACGGGCTCGTCACCAACGATCCGCGCAGCCTTGCCGATGCCGCCGACGAGTTTGCACGCCACGCCGTACTTGTCGAACCGCTCCGCCCATTGACGTTGAAGGTCCTTCGTGTGCAGGATGATCAACGTCCGCGTGCGGAGCCGTTGGAACAGCGCAACGCCCATCTCCGTCTTGCCTGAGCCCGTCGGCGCGTGGATGATCCCGTCCACGGGGAGCCCAGGGAGCGCCCACGTCTCAGGAAACCACGGAGCCAGCGCCCGCGCCTGATAGTCCCTGAGCGTCACGGGCTCCCCTGTGCCCTCGACGTCTATCCGCGTGTCTATCGTGGCCACCCTGACGTCCCACGTCGCGTCATCACCGTAGGTCTCTCGAACCTGCCCGAGCATCCCACGAGGTAGCACCACCATCGGTCCCGTCGTCGTCGGTCTGACGTACCCAAGCTCGATGTGTGACGCGATGTTGCCCGTCCACTTCCCGAGACGCTCCATCTTGACCTTCGCTGGGTTCTCCTGACGTGCCAGCCGAGCCCATGCCCGCGCCTCGTCGACTTCAAGCCCCGTGATGGCTATGCGCTTGCCTATGATGATGCGGACGGTCATCTCTTCACCGTCCAAAGCGTCCACCATATGCGGCGCTTGCGTCGCGGCTTCTGCTCGAACTCATCGCACATGCCGTCTTCGTTCTTCTTCAATGCATCGCTGTATTTCTCTAGCGACTGGCCAGTCACCACCGACGTGCTCGTCTTCTCGACGCAGGCGTAGTAGATCCCGTCACGCCTTGGGATGCAGTACACGCCACGTGGCCTGAAGTCCACGAACCGCGCGCAGTCCTTGCAGAGTACTCCAGGAGGGTCCATGTCGAGGCGCCAGTCGTCGAAGCTCACACCAGCCCCCTATCAACAGCCAGTCGCCGCGCGTACTCAGCGCCGGTCATGGTCTATGATCCAAGTCATGTCGCTCCTTCACGAGGTCAAGGAAGTCTTCGAGCCTCAGCACCGCGATCGGCTCGTCGTATCTCGCGTCCCTTTTGGCGATGACCACGGGCACCTTGCCGATCCCGCGCGCCTTCGCGTCGTCTCGTGCCTGCCTCATCGACGCCCAGATGTTCACGGACTGCTGGTGCTTCGCCTCGATGTGGTAGATGGGGCACTCCACGTCGGCTTCCTCGGAGCCACCGAAGCGAGACTGGAAGCCACGCTTGACGGTCTCTCCTGGCATGACCTCGCGAAGCTGCCGCGCGACGTCGCGCTCCCACCGCTTCCCCTTGTTGCGTGACGCAGTTCCGCCCACCGCTACACCTCCTCTCCAGCAGCGTCGTCCACGGTCGGCAGCTCACCAGCAGGCGCCTCGTCATCCTCGTGGCTCATCGCACGGTCTGCGATGGACCGCTGAATTGCAGCGGTGTCCTGGTAATCGGCCGTGTCGATGTAGTCTTCCTTGTTCGTCGGCGCGTTGTATGCGACGGCGGCTTCCATCTCGGCGCTCATGGGGAGCATCTCGTAGAGCCTGCGGATCGCCGTCTTGCGGGTCATGGCGCCGGGGTGCTTCTGCCACGGGCTGTAGCTCTCGTCGGACTTCTTCGACGCGCCCTTGGCCTCTCCGACCTCCTCTGGCCACACGACGCGCTGCACCCGCCCGCCGTTCTTGAGGTGTGCCACGGCGTAGCACGCGACGAAGGTGTCAGGAGTGCGCTCGCCGCCCTTCTGCTCATGGATGATCTTGGGTGTCGACCCGGCGAGCACGCGGAAGGTGTCGCAGTCGTAGACGTTCTCCGAGTAGATGGACGTGATGTTGCCCGATCGGTACGCGAGTTCGATCATGCCGTCCTTCGTGATCATGTGCTGCACGGTCGCTGGAGTGTATGTGCGGTCGCCTGTCTTCTTGTTCTTGACTTCGAGGTAGGCGTGCTTGCCGCCGCACTGCAATCCCGTCTTCGCCAGCGCGATGACCGCCATGAACCACGACGCGTGCAGCTTGTGCTTGATGACCTTCTCTGCCTCGTCCTGGTTCGCGAACAGCCACGAACTTAGCGCGACCTTCCACCCCTTCGGGTTGCTCCACTCAGGGAGCGCCGCGTTGATTGCCTCGTCGCGTGTGCCGTCAACGGTCCAATCGTCGAGTACCTGCCACGCCTTCTTGTCCTTCGCCTTCGTCATTCTGCCACCTCAATGAATCCAAGATACCATTCGAGCGCAACCACTGCGGCGCGCTCCATCTCGTCTCGTGTACCGTGCCTCTCAAGCTCATCCCACGACGTCGTCAACGCCCACTGCCCGCGGGCCAGGAAGCCCTTGTAGAGCGTCGAGCCGTTCGCCTTCTTCCCGATGACGCGCTGCTCCTTGTAGGGCTTGATATTGCATCGAATCGCGTCGTTGAGCCGTAGCCAGTAGTTCCGCCTTGACTTGTCCCACTGGACGTCAGCGTACTTCCCCGCGACGCCGACGGTCCTCTTCTTCTCGTGACGTGCTATGCCTTTGATGCTCACGCCGTCCCCCTCTTCGGCGCCTTGACCCGCAGCGTTCGGAACTCGCTCGTGCTGGCCTCGCGCGCCTTGTTGTTTCTCCTCGTCGTCTTCGCTGTCATCACGTACCCACCGCCGAGGTCAACGGTCTCCGCGGTGCCGATGGACGCTCGGATGCGCGCCTCTTTGGCTCGTGCTTTCTTGTCGAATTCCTTTGACTTCGCCTTGTCGTGCTCCCACTTCCTGACGAGCCCCTTGAGTTCACGTCTCGTCACGCTTGACCCTTCGGCAGCAACGGGCCACGCCTTACGCAGCGCCTCAAGGTCCTCGTCGGTCGTCGCGGGACACACGCCAGCGTCGACGTAGCGAGACCAGAATGCGCTGACAGACTTGACCATCATCGCGCCGAGCTCGCGGTCGCGCTTGATGCGCAGGATCCTAACCTCGTCGTCTGTGACGTCGAGCTTGAGCTGCAGCTTGAGCGCCGCCCTCTCACCGATGCATACGCAGAGGTAGCCGTCGTCCACGTCGAGGACTTCCATCTGCGCCTGGATCTGGACGTAGTAGCCCTCGACGGCGGTCCCTGTAGGGAATGCGCCAGCGTCACCAGCCAACCACTCCTGCATCGCGGTCCACTCAGCGACGGCTGTACGTGACGCGGTGAACTTGATCTCGATGGTTGATAGTCGCCCGTCGCTGTGCTTGACCCATCCGTCAGGCGTCGCGGTCATGCGCGGCTCGGTGTCGTGAACGTAGGTAGGCGACGAGCCGCCACCCTCGACGTCGAGAGCCACGTTGACGACGTGACGCAGGATCTCGTCCTCCATCCCACGCCCGAGCGCCATCGCCTCGTTGTCGATGTCCACCACGGCGCCGACCTTGTTGAGGTAGACGCTCGCAGGACTGCCGTACTTCCCGATCCCCATCATCCCCGCGATCTCGCTCGCCCCGATGAACTCCTGACGGCGCTCAAGCCATCGCGGGTCGTCGTGGTTTAGGTCTTCGAGGCGCTTGCCGCCTGGCCAGTTGATGGTCATCACCCCACCCCGTAAAATTCAATCGCGTGAAACTCGAACCTCCGCCCCGCCTTGCGCCCGATTGCGTTCAATCCCTCAACGAGCTTGACGAGGTTGCGCCCTGTCGGCTCTGTCCCGCGCTCCCACTGGCTGATCTGCGTCTGCTCGACACCAGCAGCCACAGAGAGCGTCTCCTGCGTCACGTCGAGCCCCTCACGAGCGCGACGTAGTGCGTCACCCTGCCACATCTACCCCTCCTTATTGACGGTCTGCTTGACTTCGATCCGTAGGTCGCCGACATGCGCGGCGAAGAAGTGCAGCGACGACTCGCCGCCGTCCGCGCCCTTGAACTTCACCTCGACTACGTCGTAGGCTGCATCATTCGCGACGCCGTGCGCGCTGACGCGCTGACGCTCGATGGTGACAGCGACGACGCCGTGAATGCTCGTGTGTGTGTTCATGTCTCCCCCCTGGGTCAATTGCTACCACGCCCGCCCGAACGTTGAAAGAAAAACTTTTCTATTCGTCTATGTGCTTGGCTTCGCTGTGCTTTTCACCAGCCGCGCGATGTCCACGAAGGCCAGGTCAAGCGCCTCTGCGATCTGCGCGAGCCTCTTCGACGTCGGGTTGCCCACCGCGACCATTCCGTTGACCGCCTGCGGTGACACGCCGAGCCGACGCGCGAGCTCCGCCTTCATGACCTTCTTCTCTGCCAGCACCTCGCCGAGCACCTTTCCGAACTCACTCATGCTCGATCACCCCCAATGCCCCATCGGACCACACCGCACCTTCAGGCACGTCCTCCACCGCCACGTCCACACCATGCGTCGCAGCCCAATCGCGCTCCCACCTTGGGCGTCCCGCGTAGTCATCCATCGCCGCGCCGTGTGAGGCGTGTACGGTCACTCCCCACTCGCCCCATTCTATGACGTGTAGGGTTGTCATCGCTTGGCCTCTTTCGCCAGCTTGCGCCAGTCGGATGCAGACAGGTTCGCGAAGTGCATCTCTCTCAGGAAATCCTGCACGGCTGGATTCTCAGACAGGAACGCAAGAAGCCACTTCGGAATCCTTCCCGACAGTGCAAGCGTTACGTCGATATCGGCAAGCGTGTATCGCTGCCATCTCCAGATCCAGTCTTCACTTGGCGGGTTCGATTCGTCCCCTGTTTCTAGGCGTGACAGGTAGGACGCAGAACTTTTCATCCGTCGCGCGAGTTCTCGGAGTCCAAGACCAGCGCGAAGACGTTCGTGCCGTAGGTGTGCGCCGAACGTGGTCATACCATCCCCCCAATCAACGCCCCGCAAACGAGCGACAGGAACACGAGCGCGATAGGCGCGAGCCATCGCCCGTATGTGTCCACCGTGTCGTCCCACTGGTACATCAGCCAGTCGAGCACGTCCTCGAAGGTGTCGAAGGCGCGCTGCTTGATGGTTCTGTTGCCTTTCATCCTCATCCCCTCCATCGGCGTAATGCCGTGAGACCGCCCGGCGGGGCTCGATACCCGCGTGTGCAATGGTTCCGACTCGGTTCGGCAGGCGGCGTTGGCTGGTGCTGGATATTAACGCATAGGCACCTCCGATGCTGTTGAGTCGCTTAGTCTAGGACCCCGACCGCGACACCGACCGCGACACCGACCGCGACACCGACCGCGACCCCGACCGCGACCACGACCACGGCCCCGACCACGACCCCGACCGCGACACCGACCGCGACCCCGACCGCGACCACGACCGCGACACCGACACCGACCACGACCCCGACACCGACCGCGACCCCGACCGCGACCCCGACACCGACACCGACCGCAACCACGACCCCGACCGCGACCACGACCGCGACCAATCGTGGCCAGATCGCGTCAAGGCGGCGTTCAAACCGTCACCTTGTCCGCGTAGCCGTGGCCCTCCTGCAAAGACGCAGCGCACGCCCCGCCGAGACCAGCGGCGATCTCTGCGATCTCCTTCACCTGTCCAACCGTCAGTTCATTGATGTCCATCTCATACCCCTCCAAAACCGCTGACAAAACCGCCAGCGTAGACCCCACGCGCGCCCATGAGACGCCGAGACCATGACGCCGAGTGCAGTACATTCCGGGACACCGACCGCGACCACGGCCCCGACCACGACCCCGACCGCGACACCGACCGCGACCCCGACCGCGACCACGACCGCGACCCCGACCGCGACCACGACCACGACCCCGACCGCGACACCGACACCGACCCCGACACCGACACCGACCGCAACCACGACCCCGACCGCGACCACGACCGCGACCAATCGTGGCCAGATCGCGTCAAGGCGGCGTTCAAACCGTCACCTTGTCTGGTAGATTGTGCGCCCACTCAGCCACGTCGAGGATCGCGCCGCGCCCGATGACGACGCGCCCTTCAGGGTACGGCTCGACCTCGGACGGCGTCCCATCCTTCAGGCACGCGCTGAAGCGACCGTCATCCGCGATCCACGCCGCCTTCTCGATCACGATCTCTTGGTCGTAGACCTCGACGAGCAGCCCCGTATAGTGGTGCGTCACCGACCGGATAAAGACGGGCTTCCCGACCTTGTCCGCGTAGCCGTGGCCCTCCTGCAAAGACGCAGCGCACCCTCCGAGGCCAGACGCCAACCCCGCGATCTCCCGAACCTGCCCAACCGTCAGTTCATTGATGTCCATCGCTCCCTCCAAAACCGCTGACAAAACCGCCAGCGTAGACCCCACGCGCGCCCATGAGACGCCGAGACCATGACGCCGAGTGCAGTACATTCCGATCCTGGAACGTCCCGGCTCACGGTGCGGGGGGCTGCTTATCGCGTCACCTCCACGTCCACCAGTAGATAGCCGCGCCCACGACGGACATCGCAAGCTGCGCCCAGTTCTCGCTGGCCATCGTGTGACCCCTACTCCCCAAAGAACGCGCGACACACCGCCACGCGCCTGTCACTCGTCGCCTTTCCAACGACCTCGAAGCGCCACGCAGGATCCCCGACGTGATGAACCTTGATCGTGTCCTCGCGCCATCCCTGCGCAGAGCCAGCCGAAGCGACCCAGCGTGAACCCACCTTGAAACCGTCGATTGCGTTGCGCTTGCTCATCGGGTGGCCTTCAACATCCAACGGCCAAGCTCAGGAACGTACACGAAATGCTGGTCAGTCATCGTATCCCCCTCGTAGCCCCGCCGACCGTAGCCGACGGGGCGTGTTGCGCTAGATGTTGAGCGAGCCGCTGATGCGGTTGTTCTCCATCGCGTCGGCGCTGTCGTAGCCCCAGATTACACCGGTCGGCTCACATCCGTACTCGTCGAGTACTTCGATCGCCTCGACTTCGGCGTCGCTGATATTGTCTGCGTCGAGCACGTGGTTGTTGCGGCCGAGGTCGTTCATGTCCTGGCTTGTCAGCGTGTAAATCATCGTATCCCCCGAGTCAGTCACCGGTTGAGAGCCAATCCCTCAACCCCATGACTAGAGTATAAACGAATCCCGGTATCATGTAAAGCTTTTCTGGTACTTATTTTGAAGAAAGTTGAATCGCCTGTCAGAACAACAGGTTACGGGAGGTAGCCTTCGCAGTCGTAGCCACAGAGCTTCGCGTCTTCGTCGAGGCGTTGGCAGCGTAGCGCGAGGTCCGACGCCGGGAGCGCCTCACCGTCGGGTAGTTCGTTGGTGCCGTCCGTGGTGCAGAGCTGCGAGTAGAGCCAGCAGTGGTTGCGCTCGTCGCTGCCTTGCTTGGCTTGGCGTTGGAAGGTGGAGCAGCCGGAGACGAGCAGCGCGAAATAGAGCCCAGCGATGATGAGCAGCGCAGAAATGAAGGGGCGGTAGTGGTCGCGTGTCATCTCGCACCCCTGTACGCCCGCTGACGTGCCGTGTGAGCACTCCACCCACCGAGACGATCAAAGCTACTGCGACGGTGCAAGAGAGGCGCCTCGTAGCTGTCATCCCATGCGACGACGACAGGAGAGAGCATCACGACACCGGGCACGTCTGCGCCTTCGATGACGTCGAGTAGGTCGGCCTCGTCGGTGACGTCAGGCGCGAGCTCGTCGACGGGCGCCTCCTCGACGTCGTGGACAGGCGGCTTCACGACCGTCTCTTCGTTGCACTTGCAGTACGACCAATCGTGCCCATACAGCCTGAACTCGGCGTCATTCTGCTCCTTGATGATCGGCGAGAGCAGCATGGCCCCGATGGCCATGAACGCGAGGACAGACGCAGCGGACCCGCCCTGTTCCTTGAGGTTCTCGTTCACGAACGGCCACAGGATGCGTAGGATCTTGACGAGCGTGTTCAAAGTACACCTCCAAGGATTGTTCCGATGAGTCCGTTTAGCGCGGCGTATGCAGTCGCTGGTAGGTCCTGCTCCATTCTCGCCATCGCGTTCTTGACAAGCTGCCGATGCTCCTGAGCGTTCCCGCCGAGCCTGTCGGCGTCTTCTGCGCCTGCGGCCTTTGCGAATTCGTACAGCATCCCTGCGTCGCTGGCGTCAACGGCCAGGCGCATTACTGCGTGCACGTCCTTACTTGCCTCTGCCGCGATCTTGGCCCCAGGATCGATCAGCGAAGCGACGATTTTGTAGAGCATGTCTCCCCCGTGGTGACGGCTATGTGAGAAGCGCCGCTATGGCGATCCCTGACGTGATTAGCGTTGCGATGGCGGCGACAGGCGCGGGCCACTTTGGCGACGTGCGCTCTTCGAGCACCGCGATGCGCTGGCCGTGGTTGTCGAGCTTCGTTTCAACGCGCCCAAGCACGCCCTCGACTCTCTCGATCAGTGCCTTCGTAACGTCTGACATTCTGCCGCCTCTACGTGTCGCACACTGCCATTGTGCTATGTTTGACCTCTGGCGTCAAGACTGCGACAATTGGCCAGGAGGCGCCTATGTCACTCGGTATCAGGATCACCCCAGTCCTCGACGAATGGAACGGCGCGATCAACGAAGCGGTGCGCAAGCAGATCCCATTTGCTACGGCGTTGGCGCTGACGATGACGGCGAAGGACGCACAGAAGGACATGAAGAGCGGGCTGAAGGACCATGTCACGGTGCGCGGCAACGAGCGCACCGGCGGGTGGGTCGGCGGTAGCGTGAGAGTAAAGCGCGCCACGAAGCAGCGCCTCTCGTCAGAGGTCGGAACGATCGGCCCTGCGCTCGCTCTGCTAGTGACGGGTGGTCGCCGCGATGAGAACGAGGCGGTCCCTGTGTCTCCGTCTACGCGGTTCTCTGGCGGCATTCCCGAAGGAATGAAGTCTGGAAGCGCCGGGCGCCCTCGCCCAAAGCTGAAGTCGAAGATAGGTCCCCGCAAGTACCCGAGCGCGTTGCTACAGCGCACAGACCGCGCCACGGGTACGCGCACAGCGTTCGTTGCGACGATGAAGTCAGGGCACACTGGCGTCTTCGAGCGCGCCGGGCGACCGCGCGCAAAGGTGCGAGGCGAGGGAAAGACACGCCGTCGTCTGCCGATCCGCCTGCTCTACTCATTTCCAGGGGCAATCGCGGTGGCGCCGAAGGTGCCTTGGGAGAGGACCGTTATCAAGACCGTACAGAAGCGGTGGGCGATCAACGCCGAGAATGCGCTGACGAAGGCGCTGGCTAGTGCCAGGCCGCGGCGCTAGGCTTGCTTGACTGCGTTGCCGTCGCTCGTGTCGATCCAGAGTTCGCCAGCGGACGCGCCAGCGGCGGCGGCGTTAATTCCGGCAGGAAGCGCGCCGAACTTGATGACAGACCCGAGGAATGTCGCGTTACCTGACGCCGAGTAGATCGTCCACGTATTCGAGCCACCGTCGCCACCGTAGACGGTCTTTATCGCTGGGCTCGGTCCGGGGTCGTCAGACGCGACAGCGACGCAGTCATGGTGATCGATCAAGGCACGGTTCGTCGCAATGGCGGCTGATCTTGAGTTGTTGATGTCGGCCCCACTCGACGCGATCATCGCGCTGTTGCCGAATCCTGCCGCGATGCTGCCGATGCTCGACGCGATCGATGCACTTGTGTCTGCATCGATGACGACAGAATGAGATGCGATGACAGCGGAACGGGGGCCGGATATCGTGACGGCGCTTAATGTCGTGTCGCTGGCGATGACCGCGGACTGATCTCCGCTCACCGTAATCGCAGCGGAAACGGTCTTCGACGCAGCCACAAGCGATTGACTGCTGCCTGATGTAGTGATCGCGCCTGCGTTCGCGTGGCTAGATGCAACGAGAGATCGAGATCCTGCCGCGTCAAGGTCCGCGCCGCCGACGTCCGCCGCAGCGCTAGCGATCACTTTCGACTGCGCACCCGTCGCCATGCAATACGACGCTACGCCTGCCGATCCGAGAGAGCTGTCTACACTGGAGTTCACGCCGGTCGCCTTGCACGACGACGCCGCGATAAGCATCCGTAGGTGTGCAGTCGTGTCGAATCCTGTGTCCGTCGCGTGCGACAGGATCCCGCGAATCGGCCCGAGCACCGTAGCCATCTGCGCGTTGTCCGCAGGGTCGAGGGCGCCGAGCGTCAGCGCGACCACGTTCCCGATCTCGCACTTGATCGAGTTCGCCCACTTCGCGTCAGGCGGTACGCTCGCGAGCGCAGGGGCGCCCCCTCCGCCTGTCGCGTAGCCAGTCGCGCTGAACAGCGTACAGCCGCCAGTGGGGAGCCCCGGGATGTCGCCGCGCGTCTCCGCTACCGTGTCGAGTACCGATCCAGTGTGAAGTGTAAAGTCGTCTGCCATGATGGCCCCCTATACGTAGTCAAAATAGACCGCGGTGTGCGCGGGCTTGTACCTGTTCATGATGGCTTCTAGCGCCGTGCGCTTTGCCGCCGGTGTCGCAGCAGGCGCCGTCACGAGCCACGAATACGAAGCGCTGAGAGTGTAGAACGGATAGATTGGCGTCGCAAGAGGCGTCCACCCTCCCGACGCATACGGGTCCGTGATCGTTATCGTGACACCGAGCAGCGCGTCGGCGAGCTCGATGTAGTACGCCGCGCTCTGCCCGCCCGTGGAGATCACCCGAGAGTGAAGCAGTGCCCGTCTCTCGGTCGTCGTCGCAGGCGTCCCGATGGCTGGGTCAGGCAGTCCGTAGAGCGCCTCCATCCTCGGAAGCAGCGCGATCATCTGATCGCTCGGAACCGTCCAGTCGGACTCGTCGAGGGCGTTCCTCGGGTCGAGCTGCTGCCACAGATCGCGCGTCGTGTTGTTCGCCCGCACGCCCTCCTCTGCCAGTCCACGCAGGAAGTCACTCGCGCGCGAGGCGCCAGTGCGCACGTAATCCCACAGCCTCCCGGGCGGGAGCAGGGCGTAGAGCGTCCTGAGCGCGTTCTCAGCCGTGGTGATAGGCAGTGGCATAGACTACACCCACGTAAAGACGATCGGCGTCGCCATGTGCTGCACCGTCGTCGCACCGCTGACGAGGTCAGAGAGCCCGTCGCCGTCTGCGTTGATGTCGTCGAGCGTGAACCAGTCCAGCCCAGCGGCGTCACCGATGGCACCGCGTAGGTCGCTGTTCCATACCGTCGTGTCGGGTCCGCCCTCTCGGCCATAGAGCGCGTTGATCTGGTCCTCGATGGCATCCTCGACGTCAGCTTGCACAGCGCCAGTCTCAAGGTGCCCCTCGATCGTAAACGCGGTATCGAACTGCACGGACGGATTCGTCTCGACGCTGGCTGCCGTGGGGACCGCGTTCATCGGCTTACGGGTCGTGTCGTCGAGGTACGCCTGCACGTCTACCTCTGCCGCCGTGCCTGAGTAGATGACGGCGATCGTCGGAAGATGCGCCACGGGGACCACGGGCCACACGCTGTCAACGCCTTCCACCTCCTGCGCCCATATGACGTAGTCTGCCTCTGCGCCACCCTGCGGGACGTGCGCCATGCGGTAGAGCAGTCGCGCTCTGATGTCGTCGTCGGACTCTTCGTCAGCGCCGCCGGTGAAGTCCGCAGCAACCGTGCAATTTGAGTCGACAAGCAGGATCGGCGTCGTGATGATGAGCGCCGCGCCAGCTCCAAGGTTCGTGTCGAGCCCGAGGCTGAGCGCCGCGACGCTGATATCGTGGGTGCCTGCGCCTGGGAAGTTGTAGTGCACCCGGGTCTCGTACTCGTTGCCGTCGACGTCGGTGAGCTGCGTACCAGCGGGAACCGCGGCAACGCCAGCCGCGGTGAACGTCACGCCACCAAATCCATTCGTCGCGATCTGCCTCGTGATGCCGAAGACTGACGCGAGGCGCTCAAGCCAGACGCCGATCGCGAGGTCCGCAAAGGCGTTCATCGCGACGTTGGCGATCGCCCCGTAGATGAGGTGGTGCGCGCCGCCGCTCATCTTCGCGAGGCCCCACTCGAGAGAGCGACGCACGAAGGCGCGGGAGTCCGTGACGTTGGCGGCGAGGTCTGCCCGAGCACGCGCTACGAGCTCACCGATCGTCGGTCTGGTGAATCCTGTATCAGCCATTTTCGATAGCCTCCCAGAGATCGTCGTAGCGCAGTGACACCGGCGGCTCGCCCTCTCGCTGGACCTCCACGATCAAGCTCAGTCGGTTCGTCCCGCCGCGCTCCGTCGAAACAACGATACCAGCGACGATCCCGTCGTCAATGATGACCTGCAACGACTCTTCAGCGTAGCCCTTGGCAAGGCGCGCGCTCTCGTCGTCAAGCGGCGCGCGGTCGAGAGTCCAGAGCAGCGACCCGTTGTTGTCCTCGACGCCCTCGTATGCGTCTGCCCACCAACCTCTACGGTTGTTCGTCCCGTCGGGGATCTCGGCGTCGTCGTCTGCGCGAGCGTCCGAGAACAGACACGCCGTCACGATCTGGAATAGCTGATCGTCGTCGGTCGTTCCAGCGTGCTCGAAGGGGTCGCGCTCGCCGTTGTTGCCGTAGTAGTTGAGGGCGTTGGTCATTGCTACACCGTGTCAGCGTAGACGAGCTTGAACCCTGCGTCCACGATCCCCGTTGTCCCGAGCCCATTGACTTGGATCGGGAATGCGTCGGCAGTGCCAGCGGCGTCCTCTGTCGCGTAGCCTGCGAGGAGGTGCGTTGCGTCGTCGTCGAGCTGCGCGAGCGTGCTGTCGAAGTAGACGGGGGCGATCTGCGTGACGATGTCGCCTCTCGCGACAGGGCTCTGCGACATGCTGCCCTCCCTATACATTCG